TTGTAATACTATAAAAATAAATAGAGTTGATAAAAAAACAATATCTAAAACTGGTTATTGTTTAAACTGTCTTACAAAAAGAGAAGCACAAATAAAATACGATGGATTGTGGCAAGAATATGAAGATTATAAAATATATTCTAATATGATTGCACATGGTAAAGATTTGATAGCTCAATTTAATCAAGCATATAATGATGCTAAACAAGAATATGAATTTGTACATGAAGATGGAAAACGAGAGAAATGGGTGTTAGAAAGAGATGTAAATGAATTAAAAGCTGAAATATTAACCGATATCCAAAATTATGAAAATGAAATTGAAATTGCAAAAAAATTAAGGAATGAAGCTTGGGATAAATTAAAAGATAAAGGTTACGATGATTTATTAAAAGCTCCTATGGATTAAATATGGCCACAGCAGTACTACCTAAAAAAAGTTTAAAAGATATAATTGCAGAAGAATACAAAAAGTGTGCGGTAGACCCAATACACTTTATGAAGAAGTATTGTATGATTCAGCATCCGGTGAGAGGTAAGATACCTTTTCACCTTTTTCCATTTCAAGAAAGAACTTTAACTGAATTTAAAAATAATCGTTTTAATATAGTATTGAAATCACGTCAAACTGGTATATCAACTCTTTCAGCTGGATACGCACTTTGGAAAATGATATTTAATTCAGATTTTAATGTATTGGTTATTGCTACTAAACAAGATGTTGCAAAGAACTTAGTAACTAAGGTTAGAGTAATGCATGAATTACTTCCTAGTTGGCTTAAAGGTGGTTCTTTGGAAGATAATAAACTTTCCCTTCGTTTACAAAATGGTTCTCAAATTAAAGCTATTGCATCTTCACCTGATGCAGGACGTTCTGAAGCGCTATCACTTCTTATATTTGATGAGGCTGCTTTCATTGATGATATCGATGAAATTTGGGTATCGGCGCAATCTACATTATCAACAGGTGGTGCTTGTATTGCATTATCTACTCCTAATGGTGTGGGTAATTGGTTTCATAAAACTTGGTTAGGTGCAGAAGAAAGTACAAACCCATTTAACACAATCAGATTACATTGGACAGTACACCCTGAAAGAGACCAAAGTTGGAGAGATGAGCAAGAAAAATTATTAGGAGTTAAAAAAGCAGCGCAAGAATGTGATTGTGACTTTGTATCTTCAGGTGATACAGTTATTGACCCAGAATTATTAATGTTTTATAAAGAAACATATTGCCAAGACCCAATAGAAAAAACTGGATTTGATGGAAACCTTTGGAGATGGGAATATCCCACTGCAAATGGTTCTTATATGGTTGTAGCGGACGTTGCTAGAGGTGATGGTTCTGACTATTCAGCATGTCATGTCATAGATGTACTTAATGCAACTCAAGTAGCAGAATATAAAGGTAAAGTTGATACAAAAGATTTTGGAAATTTTTTAGTAAATCTTTCAACTGAATATAATGATGCATTACTTGTAATAGAAAACTCAAATATTGGTTGGGCTTGTATTCAACAATGTATAGATAGAGGATATAAAAACTTATTCTATATGAGTAAGGATTTAAAATATGTGGATGTGGAGCATCAAATGAGAAACAAATATCGTGCTGAAGAAAAACAAATGGTAGCTGGATTCTCAACAACTTCAAAGACTAGACCTCTTACAATATCTAAATTAGATGAATATTTTAGAGAAAAAGCAGTAGTAATACGTTCTAATCGTTTAATTGATGAATTATTTACATTTATTTTTATGAATGGTAGAGCTGAAGCTATGAAGGGGTATAATGATGACTTGACAATGGCATTATGTATAGGACTGTGGATAAGAGATACGGCACTTCGATTAAGACAAGAAGGTATTGACCTTACAAAAAGAGCTTTGGGGGGAATTTCATCAAATTTAGAATATACAGGTGTTTATACTCCTGCTGATAGAGATGATAATCCTTGGAGAATGAAAATTGGTGATGATTTTGAAGATTTAACGCAATGGTTATAAAATAATGTTGTTTTGATATTTTACGATATTTATGGTATATGTCAAAATTAAAAAAGGAGACCAAAAATGATTAGCTTAAAATCAATACTTAAAGAAGAAAACGAAGTAGACCAATTATATAAAAAAGGTGATACTCCACAAGACAACCCAATTGATGATTATGATGAATTGGATGTAGACCAAGAAGATATGGATGATTTTATCGCTTATCTTAAATCATATTCTCAATCTTTAGATGAAGCAGGATGTCCTTGTGTGTTCGAAGCAGAATATCAGGGTAGAGAAGTAAAATTAGGTAAACCAATGCAGGGTGATGTAAAGAAATTTAAAGTTTACGTTAAAAATCCTAAAACTGGTAAAGTTATCAAAGTTAATTTTGGTGACCCTAATATGAGAATTAAAAAATCAAATCCAGATAGAAGAAGAAGCTTCAGAGCAAGACACAATTGTGATAATCCTGGTCCAAGAACAAAAGCAAGATATTGGTCTTGTAGAAAATGGTAAAATAAATTATGGCAGAACAACAAACAGATGACAGAAGTTTTTTTGGTAGATTAAAGAAACTATTCTCACAAAACGCAATTGTAACCGTTGATAAAGATGGTAAGCGTAAGGTAGTAGACTTTGAAGACCGCCAAATGAATACAAACTTTGTAAATCTAAGAGATAGATATACAAAATTACAACGTTCATATTACGAAACGCAACAAGGAGCTCAATCAATGGCATATCATCAAGTTCGTAGAGAACTTTTTAGAGATTATGATGCTATGGATAATGACCCTATTATTGGTTCTGCTTTAGATATCTATTCTGATGAATCTACAACAAAGAATGAATATGGAGATGTTCTTCAAATTCGTTCTAAAAATGAAAATATAAAAGATTTACTTCATAATCTTTTTTATGATGTAATGAATATAGAATTTAATTTATGGCCTTGGATTAGAAACTTAGTTAAATATGGTGATGCTTTCTTAGCATTAGAAATAGCACCAGAAGTAGGAATTGTAAACGTACATCCATATTCTGTATATAATGTAGAAAGATTGGAAGGTACTGACCCTAATAATTCAAACTATGTAAAATATAGAGTTGAATTGGATAGATTTGGTAAAAAGGAATATGAGGAATATGAAATGGCTCACTTCCGTATGCTATCAGACACTAATTTCTTACCTTATGGTAAATCAATGATTGAGAATGCTAGAAGAATTTGGAAACAATTAAGTTTAATGGAAGATGCGATGTTAATTCATCGTATTATGAGAGCACCTGAAAAGAGAGTGTTCAAAATTGATATAGGTAATATCCCACCACAAGAAGTGGATAACTATATGCAAAAGATTATCAATAAAATGAAAAAAACTCCATTTGTTGATAAAAATACTGGTGATTACAATTTAAAATATAATATCCAAAACCTTACTGAAGATTTTTTCTTACCTGTTCGTGGTAGTGATAGTGGTACTAATATTGATAACTTAGCAGGTTTGGATTACGCAGCAATTGAGGATATTGATTACTTAAAAAATAAATTATTTGCAGCATTAAGAGTACCAAAGGCTTACTTATCTTATGATGAGAATGTTAATGGTAAAGCTACATTAGCTGCAGAAGATGTTCGTTTTGCAAGAACTATTGAAAGAATTCAAAGAACAGTTGTTAGTGAATTGGCAAAAATTGCAGTAGTTCACTTAGCAGCAAATGGTATAGAAGACTCTGAAATGACAAACTTTGAATTAAGTTTGACAAACGCTTCCACAATTTATGAACAAGAAAAGGTTAATTTATGGTCTGAAAAGGTAAGATTGGCATCGGATGCAAAAGCACTTAATATGTTATCATCGGATTGGGCTTATCACAATATCTTTGGATTATCTCAAGACGAAATTGATATTGAAAGAGCTAAAGTAATCTTAGACCTTAAAGATAGATTCAGACATACATCAATAGAGCAACAAGGACAGGACCCAGCAAATCCACCACAACAACAAAATGTGGAAGAAGAAATTAATAAATTAAAGACTGAAATTGAATTAAATAGGGGAGTTGGAAGACCAAAAGAAGGAAATACTTATGGTAAAGATAAGCATCCATATGGTAGAGACCCTTTGGGTAATATAGAGAATGAGAAGGAAAGAAAGAGAGAAGACAGAGCAGTAAACACAAACGCTAAAAAGTTAGCACGAGAATATATAAATGGAATTTCATCAAAAAAGAAGGTTTTAATTGAAAAATCGGGTATGCTTGATGAAAAAAACTTATTAGATGAAACTAAAATTTAATAAAGAAAAATTTGTTTATATTTATATGTGTTAGTTTATAGGGTAGAATAAATATAGGGTAAGTAAATGAAAAAAATTAAACACTCAAAGTTTAAGAATACTGGAGTGTTATTTGAGCTTTTGGTAAGACAAATAACATTAGAAGTTCTTAATGGCGATAAAACAGAAAACGCTAAAAATATTGTAAAAGAATTCTTTGCACCAAACACAGAATTGAACAAAGAATTACGTCTATATGACATTTTGTTAAAAGAAAAATATAATTCTGAAACAAAAGCAGATAAGTTGGTTGAAACTGTATGTGATGCACATGCTAAATTGAATCAATCTGTATTATCAAAGGAAAAATATAATCTTATTAAAGAAATTTCCACAAAATTTGATTTAGATAATTTCTTATCATCACCTATTTCTAACTATAAAGTCCTAGCATCTATCTATAAAGTATTTGAATCTAAGAGAGCAGAAGGATATGATATTAAAGATATTTTTAATTCTAAGATTACCCTAATCGAAAATATTACTTCAAAACCCGCTCAATTAACTAAACCAACGGAAGATAAAAAGTTGATTGAAACTTATAAACAACAAGACAAAGACCTTAGATTACTTACCTACAAAATACTTGTAGAAACTTTCAATAAAAAATACACAAATTTGGATGAATCTCAAAAGAATTTATTGAAAGAGTATATTAATAACATTACTAACACTACCAAATTCAAAGATTATGTTGCGGTTGAATTACCAAACATAGTTAAAGAATTAAAATCTATCCAATCTAAATTAACAGATAAAGTTACACAAATTAAATTATCAGAAACTATTTCCGTTTTAGATAAAATGAAAATTGGAAAGACTGTATCCGATTCTCAAGTTTCATCTATTATGCTTTCTTATGAGCTAATAAAAGAACTTAAATCTAAAGTAAAATAATGGAAGCAAGATTAAAAGAAGCAATCCGTAAGTACGTTAGAGAAAGAAACATTCAAAG